TATGATGGAGTTCCTATTTATAATCAAGGTAAAAAAGAAATAAAAAATGAATATGATTTAGTGTTTTTAGATGGGCCTCACAAAACTATTGACGTTCTTAAAGAATTAGTATTCTTTGGTGAAAGATTAGCGATGGATGGTTTTATCATTTTAGATGATTATGAGTCTTTTAAATTTGATTTATGTATTAAAGTTGGAGAACTTATTAATGTAAAACCAATGCACGTGGGTAAAAATAAAATAGTAATGAGAAAATATAATGGATCTCAAAGTAATTGATAATTTTCTACCAGAAGAAGAGTTTGAAAAAATAGAAACAAATCTCATGGGTCATATGTTTCCTTGGTATTATGTAAATAAAATTACTGATGATGACAAAAAATTAAGTAGTCCAGGATATCAATATCAATTCTGTCATATTTTATTTGCAGAACATCAAATTATGTCAAACTTTTATCAACTTGTAATACCTGTATTAAACAAATTAGAAGCAAAATCATTATTTAGGATTAAAGCAAATTGTATTCCAAAAACACCATCAACAGTTAGACATGGATTTCATATTGATACTAAAGATTGTAGAACAGCAATTCTTTTTGTTAATTCTAATGATGGAGCTACTGAGTTTAAAAGTGGTAAAACTATTTATAGTAAGAGAAATAGATTAATTGAATTTGATTCAAATATGTATCATAGAGGCACCACCTGCACTGACTCACATACCAGAGTAAATATAAATTTTAATTATTACAAATTTAACGAAGGAGAAACTTTTTAATGGATCCATATACAATATCACTTGTTCAAAAAATGATTTCAAGAATTCTTGAGAGATGTAAATCACACGCTATATATGGTGTTGACAGTTGGAATGAGCTACAATATATTAGGGGGCAAATCAGATCACTAGAAGATCTGCAACAGGAAATAAAAGACCTGCTGTCAAAAACGGAGAATATAGATGAACAAGTCCACGGAGACACCGAAACGGACTGAAGCACTCTTAGATGCTTATAAAGCAAGACAAGAAGTTGAAACAGTCCTCGATCCAAAAGCGATCAAACAATCAACACTAGATAAATTACCAAGCCCAACAGGATATAGATTATTAGTATTACCTTATGGTGGCCCTAAAAAAACTAAGGGCGGAGTTTATCTTGCAGACTCAACACAAGAAACAATACAAATGACCACTGTGTGTGGTCTAGTATTAAAAATGGGAGACCTTTGTTATTTTGATAAAGAAAAGTTTCCTAAAGGACCTTGGTGTAAACTAAATGATTGGATTATTTTTAGTAGATACGCAGGTTCAAGATTCAAAATAGATGGTGGTGAAGTAAGAGTTTTGAATGATGATGAAGTCATTTCAACCATATCTGATCCATCTGATATTTTGCACCATTACTAAGGAGGACAAATGGCAGAAGAAACTAAAAATCCAGAAGTTGAATTAGATACTGATGGCGTTGCGGAACAAAACGTAGATGTTCCAGAAGCAAAAGAACCAGATGAGTCTTTTGCTCCAAAAGAAAATGTTGACTTAGGTTACACAGATGTTTCAAAAGAAGAAGATAACGTAACTGGAGAAAAAACAGCAAAAGAACTTTTACAAGAAACAAAACAGGCAGAACCAGAACCAGAACCAGAGCCTGAAAAAAAAGTAGAACCTGAAGACGATGAGGGTTTGAAAGATTATTCTGATAAAGTTCAAAAAAGAATAAAAAAATTAACTTTTCAGGTAAGAGAGGCAGAAAGGAAAGAAAGAGCTGCACTTGATTATGCTAAAGGCTTAAAAGAAAAATTTGAGTCTGCTGAAAAAAGGTTTGAAGAAACCGATACAAATTACCTTAAAGAGTATGATGCTAGAATAGAGGCAGAACGAATAAAAGTTAAAAATGACCTTAAAGTAGCTCTAGATGCTCAAGACAGTGAGAAAATAATGGAGGCTAATGATGCCTTAACAAAACTTGCTGTAGAAAAGGAAAAAGTTTCTATGTCTCTACAAGATAAGGAGGCAAGAAAAAAAGAAGAAGAGTCACAACCTCAAGCTCAGGAACAGGTTACTCCACCAGTTAGTCAAAGAGCTCAAAAATGGGCAGAAGACAACGATTGGTTTGGATCTGATAGAGTTTTAACCAATGCCGCTATGAGTATACATGAAGAACTTGTACAGCAGGGCATTGACGGGGAAAGTGATGAATATTATAATCAAATCAACAAACGTATGAAGGAGTATTTCCCTCAAAAGTTTGCACAATCTTCTACTGAAGAACAACCGCAGAAGGCTGCACCCGTCCAAAATGTAGCCTCCGTAAGTAGAAGACAGGGTGGACGCAAGTCTGTGAAACTCACCAAATCACAGGTAGTTATCGCTAAGAAATTAGGGGTGCCACTAGAGGAATACGCAAAATACGTGAAGGAAGGAGTATAACATGGAAAAAATTAAAACTTCACGCACGTCCGATACGAGAGAGAAAGTTTCTCGTAAGAAAGATTGGACTCCACCATCCAGTTTGGATGCACCAGCTGCACCGCAGGGTTATGCACATAGGTGGATAAGAACTGCAACGGCAGGTTTTGAGGATGCTGCAAATGTATCCAAGAAACTTAGAGAGGGTTGGGAGTTTGTGAAAGCTGAAACACTATTGAGTGAAATAGGTGAACATGATTATCCAATAATCTCAGAAGGAAAACATGCTGGTCTCATCGGAATTGGTGGCCTTGTGTTGGCAAGGATACCAGAGGAGATTTTGAAAAGTCGTGCTGAATATTTTAGTAAGATTACTCAAGATAGAACAAAAGCGATTGATCAAGATCTTATGAAGGAACAACACCCGGACATGCCAATCAATATTGATAGGCAGTCTAGAGTTACCTTTGGTGGTAGTCGTAAAAAATAATTTTTTTGCATTACCTACCCTAAGTAGCTTGGATTAATAATAATAAGGAGAAACTAAACTATGGCTAACGTAAGTGAAAAGTTTGGTCTAAGACCATACAGAAAACTTGACGGAACACCTTTAGTAGGAGCTCAGAACAGATATACGATCAAAGCAAACTATGGGACTGCAATATTCCAAGGTGATTTGGTAATTCCAACATCAACTGGTAATATTGAGAAACATACAGCTAACACATCGGATGCTGTTGTGGGTGTTTTCAATGGAGTCTTCTATACTGATCCAACTACATCGAAACCGACATTTAAGAACTTTTATCCAGGTTCAATCAATGCAAGTGACATCGTTGCATTTGTTGTTGATGACCCAGATGCTGTGTTCTTAGCGGATGCTGATGCGGCTTTTACAAGAGCGGATCTTTATAAGAACTACTCAATGACAAACACTACAGGTGTGACTCAAACAGGAATATCAAAAGCTCAACTTGATGTGAGCGTTTCTGGAACAGCAGGTACTTTTGTAATACAAGCAATTGATATCTCACAAGATCCAGATAACAGCGACACAGCAAATGCGAATGCTAATATTCTTGTAAGAATAAACAATCACTTCTACAGAAGTGGTACAGGTCTAGCGTAATAAGGGAGATATATAACTATGGCAATAAGTAGATCACAACTAGTTAAAGAACTAGAGCCAGGTTTGAACGCCTTGTTCGGCCTGGAATATAATAGGTATGAAAATCAGCATGCTGAGATTTATACTACAGAAACATCTGACAGAGCTTTTGAAGAAGAAGTGATGTTAGCGGGATTTGCTTCTGCACCAACTAAACAAGAAGGTGCTGGAGTCGTGTTTGATCAAGCGAATGAAACATTCACAGCTAGATATACTCACGAAACAATCGCACTAGCATTTGCTATTACTGAAGAAGCGATCGAAGATAACCTATATGACAGACTTGCAGCGAGATATACAAGAGCTCTTGCAAGATCAATGTCAAATACGAAGCAAGTTAAAGCAGCTAACGTATTGAACAATGCACAGATTACTACTGTAACAGGTGGTGACGGAGTATCATTAATTAATGCTTCACACCCACTTTCAACTGGTGGTACATTCTCAAATGTTCTTGCGACAGCAGCAGATCTTAACGAAACTTCGTTAGAGCAATCGTTAATCGACATTGCTGGGTTCGTAGATGAAAGAGGCTTAAAAATAGCTTCTCAAGGTAGAAAAATGATAATTCCAAAAGAATTACAATTTACTGCTGAGAGAATCATGAAGTCTCCTATGAGAACAGGAACTGCTGATAACGATATCAATGCAGTAAGAAGCATGGGAATGGTTCCAGAAGGGTATGTTATTAATAACTTCCTAACTGATACAGACTCGTTCTTCCTATTGACTGATATACCGAACGGATTCAAAATGTTCGTTAGATCACCAATCAAAACTGCAATGGAAGGTGACTTCGATACTGGTAACGTAAGATTTAAAGCTAGAGAAAGATACTCTTTTGGATTTTCTGATCCAAGATGTGTATTTGGTAACGGAAATTTACCAACTAGTTAATAGATAATACGTAAGGTATTACATTAAGGGGCGGTGTTCACATCGCCCCTTTTTTTATGTATAATATAAAAACCTAGATAAATTATTATGTCGACTGGCTAGGCGGACGGTATAGAGACGGCATAATCAACGCTATACAAAGGAGAAAATTATGGCAAACACAACCTTTTCGGGACCAGTAAGATCGAAAAATGGTTTCATTAACACAGGGCCAGGTGCAGTAAAAGCATTAACATTAGCTACAGATTTAACTGTTGCTGATCATGCAGGAAGATTGATAACTATGGATCCTGCGGGAACACCAACTGCAATTACTATTCCATCAATCATATCTACAGCTGATGCAGCGGCAGCAGGACCAGGAAGTGATCCAAATAATCAAAACACAATTGGAACAACTTTTGAAATTCTTTTCATTGATAACTTCACTGGTACAATTAAAACTGCTAACACAGCAGATAAATTTGTTGGTGCTGTTACACTTGGTATTACTGCTTCAGTTGCTGGTAAACAATTTCAAGTTGCAACTGGTAACAATGAAGTTAATCTTAATGGTGAAGCGGGAACTGCTACAACAGGTGGTCTAAAAGGATCAATTATTAAATTTACTGCTATTGCAGCTAATTTATATGCTGTTGAGGGTCAGCTTCTTGCTGCGGGAACACTCGCAACACCTTTTGATAATCAGTAATAATTAACTAGTGGCTCCTTCGGGAGCCACAAACTAAGGAGATTAAATGGCAGCAAAAACTGACATACAAGCAACAAGATCAGATGCAGCAGCTGGAGCCACAGCTATTATAGCTCCACCTGTAAGGTTAAGAGGTATAATCATTGCATCTAATGGTGGTGGTGCAGGAGTGTTAGAATTAACAACTACATCAAATACAGGAACAACTTTATTTCTAGCAGATGTTCCAACTGGAGATGTAATTAATTTTAATTTTCCTGAAGATGGTATTCTGTTTCCAAAAGGTATTTTTTGCAAAACAAAAACCAATATTGCAGCTTATACTTTGTTAACAGATAAGTTTTCAGGACCTAACTTAACTACAACAAACGGATAATAAATGCCAGGCGGTTCTTCATTTGTTAGTGATCAATCGGTTGCTCATGCTACGAGCACTGCTCAAATGGTTCCTACAACTAAAAGAGCTAGACTTACTTCCATACAAGCAAAAGGTAATAGTGCTAGTGGATCTATAATTTTTAAAAGTGGGGGAGCGTCTGGTACAACAATAGCAACTTTTCTTTTTGGCGAGGAGGGTTTGGATATGTTTATTCCAGGATCTGGTATTTTGTTTCAAGATGGTATTCATGCAACAATAGGTGGAACTGGTGGAGTAACAATTACATTTACATAATATGTATAAAAAACTTGAGGCTTATAAAAGAGGTGGCGATGTAATGCCAGCCCGTAATAAAAAAAATTTTAGACCAACTGAAAAGGGTGCTGGAATGACAGCAGCTGGTGTTGCTGCCTACAGAAAAGCAAATCCAGGATCTAAATTAAAAACAGCTGTAACGGGAAAAGTAAAACCAGGTTCTAAAGATGCAAAACGTAGAAAGAGTTTTTGTGCGAGATCACTTGGACAAATGAAAAAGTTTCCTAAAGCTGCTAGAGATCCAAACTCAAGATTACGACAAGCAAGGAGAAGATGGAAATGTTAAACTGTGTTATGTGTGGACACCCTTGTCATTGTAAGGGTGTAGGTACATATGTTAATACTAATCAATGCATGGTGCTTAATTGTAATTGTATAAATTGTATCCATGCAGTAGGAGTAATGGAGGAAACTATGGCAAAAAAAATAGTAAAATGGGTATGGAATATAATTAAATGGCCATTTAAAAAAGCACATGAATGGCTTACAAATTCTTTACCAAAATAATTTATGAATAAAAAACCACTCAATATATCGGAGGAGGCAGCCGTGCAGATGCCTATGAAGACGGTTGCCTCGCTGATCGTCATCGTAGCACTTGGCACCATGGGCTATTTTCAAATAATAGAACGTTTAAACATTGCAGACACTCGTATACAGATCATGGAAAAAGATCTTGAAGAGAATACAGAGTTTAGAATCAAATGGCCACGTGGACAACTAGGTTCATTGCCCGCAGATTCTGAGCAATTCATGATGCTGGAGGATATTTATAAAAATTTAGATCGTATAAATGCACACCTTGAAAATATGGCGTTAAACAAAGTAAACATAGAATTTTTACGAGGACAGATGGACAAAGTATTAGTGGACATAGAAGAATTAAAAGATGCCAACAGGGATCTAGGATATAAGAACGGAGCGTACAATGATTGAGTCTGTGGTCGCCCTAATTATGTTTGTAGGAGCAGAGATCAAGGAGCATCGTATTCAACCTAATATGGCTGCATGCCTTCGAGGCAAGCGTCATGCTGAAAGACAATACACACCTAACGTCACATATAAATGCATAAAAAGCAAAGCAGAAACTGAAATTTACATGGGTGAAAAAAGTATAAAAAAACTTATACTAAATTAATGGCTTATTTAAATGCTAACATTCCTCCAATATATTGTAAATTAAGAAAGGAATATTTGTATGATCTTAAAGAACATCATGGAGAAACTGAAGAGTGTGTTATCTTTGGTATCACATCTATTTCAGGTCGTGCAATCTTATTTAATATCATGTTACCCAACGGTGCGTGTTATTGGAGACTGCCTATCTCAGCGTTTTTCCAAAAATCGTATGACAGAGCCAAGGTGCCCGATATGTCAACGCAGCAGTTGGAACTGTGGAATTGTTTTAGTTATTGGCCTAGTGTTCATTGCTTTGATTGGTTGGATGGTGTAAACGGTAAATTTTTAGGATTAGATAAAAAATTTTATCATGGACAATATTTATTTACGATTGATTGGGCTCATCCGGATACTAACATATTGGATACTGAGCATTCTGAAATTCCTCAAGAACATAAGTGTGCACATATACTGGCTCTTGATAACGGTAATTACGCAGCTCAGCCTAACAATCGCCTTCTTTGGCACATTAATAGTTTTACTACTGACACAAGTTGGCCAGACTATAAAGTCCAAACTACTTACTGGGATGCGGAAGCTACGAAAATGGTAACGGAGGATTCTGATAAAATGTTTTATCAAATGGAAGAAAAGGATGAACCTAGCGTTTAACTTTCACGACAAACTTTTTTGGATACACAATTTTTTGCCAGAACATGAGTACAAAAGAATGTACAAAAATGTAATAAAAATAAGAAATAGTAAAGGTATGAATAAAACTAAAATTACCTGGAGAAAATTTAAAGAGGAAGAAGAGGACAATTCATATTCATTTGGTCAAAATGAAAATGGTATAGATTCTAAATTTTTTTTTATTTTTCATACATTGTTAAAATACAATAGTTTTATTGATTTTAAAAAAATGAATTTTCATAGTCATATTAGAAAATTTGAATATGGTAATCATTTAGGATGGCATAATGATTCTAATGATGAAGGTAGAAAATATGCTGTAACGTATTATTTTAATAAAACATGGCACGAGTCTTGGGGCGGTGAATTTATGTTTAAATCTAATTTAGGTTCAGGTTTTATACCAATCAAAGGAAATTCAGTGGTTATTGTTGAATCTGGTCTTAAACATAAGGTAAACTCAAATTTAAAAAAGACACATCCTAGATTAAGTATACAAACATGGGTATCAGATAAAGGAGACAATAATGAAATTAACACGGAACTTTAGCCTTTCAGAGCTTATTAAATCAGATACAGCCATCAGGCTCGGTATTGATAATAATCCAAATGCAGATCAAATGGAAAAATTAAGATTACTTTGTGAAAATATTCTACAACCAGTGCGTGATCACTTTGGCAGAGTTACGGTTACTAGCTGTTTCCGTTCCCCTGAGCTGTGCCTAAAAATAGGTAGCAGTTTAAATTCACAACATACCCGTGCTGAAGCGGTTGATTTCGAATGTCTGGGCACAAGCAACGCTGAAGTCTTTGATTGGATCAAATCAAACCTCGAGTGGGATCAAATGATTTTAGAGTTCTTTACTCCTGGAGAACCTAACAGCGGATGGGTCCACTGTTCTTGGGTAGCTGATAATCCAAGAAAACAATTGTTGAGAGCTTACAAAGAAGATGGTAAAACAAAATACAAACCTGTGATAGGAAACGCAATAGACTTATAATTATGAAAAAAAGAGATCCATTAGTTGGAACTGGAAAAAAACCAAAAGGCTCTGATAGGAGATTATACACAGATGAGAATCCTAAAGATACTGTTAGAATTAAGTTTGCGACTCCTGCTGATGCTCGTGCGACTGCTGCAAAAGTTAAAAAGGTATCTAAACCGTTTGCAAGGAAAATACAAATATTAACAGTAATGGAACAAAGAGCTAAGGTTATGGGTAAAACAGAGGTAGTTAATATTGCAAGAAAAGCAAAAGAATCCATACGCAAAACTCGTAAGGTCTAGAACATTCCGTTCAAAAGTGATAAACTCAAAGAAGTTGTACAACCGCAAAAAGGAGACTAATGCTCTCAAAGCGGCCGCTAAAAAGGAGGACTAGTGCCATTAAATAAAAAAGGTAAAAAAATTATGAGCTCTATGCAGGAACAATATGGGAAGAAAAAAGGCACTGCTATTTTTTATGCCACAAAAAATAAAGGCAAAATAAAAGGTGTTGAAAAAGCTGCCATGGGTAGAGCTATGTTTAGTCAAACCACTACAAAAGCTCCAGGAGATGCACAACGTGAAAAATATATTGGATCTTATATGAAATCTGAAATAGCAGGTAGGAAAGTAAGTAACGATAGTCTAGTCAATTATTATGGGGATATGTTAAAAGGATTTAAATTATGAGCAGAAGAAATAGATCAGGTATGATTGGTAAAAATATACCAAAATTATTATTAAAAGCTATTGGCAATGATCCAAAAAGATTACAAAAAGTATTAGATAAATTTAAAGAAATTAGAAGACAACCAAAACTTCCTGGTTTAAAAAAAGGAACTGGAGAAAATGGTGTAGTTTATAAAGATAAAAAAGGTAAAGTAATTTCTAAAGGAGAGGCGATGAAAGCTTTTGATAAAGCTGATGCAGCTGAAAGAAGAGATAAAGGTAAATTACCTAAATCAAAACCAAAAGTGGGAGGAAGAATGAGTGATATATTTAAAAGTTATGGTAAAGCTCCTAAAGGTGTAATGACATTATCTTCGGGATCACCAAAAACTTTTGCAGAAATGCAACCTTATGGTGGAAAATATGCAAAAAAGAAAAAAGAGATGACAGCAACAGCTGCTCAAAACGTAAAAAGATTAATGACACAACCTGATGCTTACGATCCAGAAACAAGGTATATACAAGGATTTCAAAAGAAAGGTAATAAAATTAGGGTAGCATCAAAAAAAACAACTGATGCAACAAATTTAAAAGCTGAAGCAGCTAAAATGAAAGCTGATTTAGGTGCAGGTTCAAGAGTTGGAATATTTGAAACACCTATGAGAGTAGGTTCTCGTGGTTTTGAACCGATAAGATATACACCTAGAAATAGAAAAAAAGGCAAACGTGTACAAATGCCTGTAAGACCAGAGCCAGTGAGACCAATGAATAAACCTTTGCTTAAAAGACCTAAGAAAAAATTTAAAAATGGTGGTGAGTCTACAATTAAAACTGTAGCTGCTAAATTAAAAAAAGCATCTAAAGCACATGCAGGACAAGCAAAAGCTCTAGAGAAAGTTGTTAAGAAAAAAGGCGGTGGATTGATGGATTACTATAAGGATATATTATAATGGCTACATCAGGAACTACAGGATTTGATTTAAATATAGATGACATTATACAAGAGGCATACGAGAGATGTGCAATTGTAACTAGTTCAGGTTATGATTTAAAATCTGCTAGAAGATCTCTTAATTTATTATTTGCAGAATGGGGTAACAGGGGCATTCATCTTTGGAAGGTTGAACAAGATGAAAATACACTTGTTGCGGGACAAGCATCTTATACAGTTTCATCAGATGTAAATGATGTATTAGAGGCATTTATATCCTCAACAGCAGCTGCCTCTAACACTTCTAACACACAAGATATATCTTTAACAAAAATAGATAGATCAGCATATGCAGCTATACCTAATAAATTTGAAACAGGTACACCATCACAGTATTATGTAGATAGGCAAACAACACCTGTCATAAATTTATACCAAACACCAGATTTAAGCACTTATACAGTATTGAAATATTTTGTAATAAAAAGAATAGAAGATGCAGGAGCTTATACAGATCAAGCAGATGTTGCGTATAGATTTTTACCATGCATGTGTGCGGGTTTAGCATACTATTTATCTATGAAGAAAAACCCACAGCTAGTACAACAAAATAAAATGATTTACGAAGATGAATTAAAAAGAGCATTAGATGAAGATGGTCAAAGAGCATCTACATTTATAACTCCACAAAACTTTTACCCAACGAGTATATAATGGCTAAATTTGCTACAGGAAAATATGCTAAAGCGATATCTGACAGATCTGGTATGGAGTTTCCATACAGTGAAATGGTCAGAGAATGGAATGGATCATTAGTTCATTATACTGAGTTTGAACCTAAACAACCACAGATTAGAAGAAGAAGAACTGTTGCAGATGCAATAGCGATACAAAATGCAAGACCAATGAAGTTTCAACAACCTGCTCAAAAATTTAATAATGATATTACAATTTCTGATTCAGGAGGAACTCAAGTTCAGGTAATTAATTTAACATTACCAGGCATATTTGGATTTGGTGTTTTTTCACAAAATTTTACAGGAAATGGAATAACCACATCTATTTCATCTATGGTTCCAGATGATGGATCATTACAGAATAGACGAAGACAATTAAGTGCCACTATTGGCAACATAACAGTGAGTATAACATAATGGCTATAACACACGCTAATTTTCTAACACAAGTAAGAAACTATACTGAAGTTTCCGACACAGTTTTAAGTGATACATTAATAGATCAGTTTATTAGAAATGTGGAAATTGATATTGCAGGGAGAGTAGATTATGATGATCTTAGAAGGGCTGCAACCTCTACATTTACAGTTGGTAATAGAGCTGTATCTCTACCTGCTGATTTGATCGTTATGAGATCTGTAGAGCATATTGATTCGAGTGGTAATAGAATTTTTTTAGAAAAAAAAGATACGAGTTTTATTTCTGAATTTAATGGCACAGGCAAGCAAGGCACACCTAAATATTTTGCTAATTTTGATGATTTTAATATTATCGTAGCTCCCACACCAGCAGCGGCAGATACAGTTCAGATAAATTATATTCAAGATCCACCTCATTTTAATTCTTCAACAAATACTTTTATATCAACTTATCAAGAGTCTATGCTTCTACATGGCGTTTTAGCTGAGTGTTTTAGATTTTTAAAAGGCCCTGATAACCTATACAATCTATACAATTCAAAGTATAATGAAGAAATACAAAATTTTGCTCTACAACAAATGGGCAGAAGAAGACGTGCGGAGTATGATGATGGTGTTCCAAGAATTAAAATACCTTCTCCAGCTCCAAACACAACTTATTAATAAGGAGAAAATATGGCTATAACAACTAACGCAATATGTAATTCTTTTAAAAAAGAATTATTAGAAGGTGCACACAAGTTTCAAGCTGCACCTAACGGAAGCACATACAAACTTGCGATGTTTACAAACGGAGCTACTTTAGGAAAATCAACTACAGGTTTTGCAACAAACCCTGGTGGTGGATCTAATACGGAAGTAACTTCACCATCGGGTTATACATCTGGTGGTAAAGCACTTGTAAACGTAGGAACGTCAGTAGCGACTGATACTGCTATTACAGACTTTGCAGATTTATCTTTTACTGGAGTTACATTAACAGCGAGAGGTGCTTTAATTTATAACACAACTACGTCTGGTGGATCAAACACAACTGATGCAGTTGCTGTTCTAGATTTTGGCGGAGATAAAACAGCGACTTCAGGAACTTTTACAATTCAGTTTCCTGCATTCACTACTTCGGCAGCTATCTTAAGAATCGCATAATTTATAAAGGAGGAGCCTTGTGGCTGATATTACAGTTTTAGTACAGTCGCCAGGCTCTGAATATTGGGGTCAATCCACATGGGGTTCTAATGACTTTGGTGGATCAGGCATTTCATTAACAACATCTAGCGGCACAGCTACTACTACCGCTGACGCAAATGTAACAGTATCAGGAATTAGTTTAACATCATCTGTTGGAGCAGCCTCGGGTTTTGCTTCATTCTCTACTTCAGTTACAGGAGTATCGTCTTCAATATCTCAAGGATCAGTTGTACCTGGAACAGGAGATATAGTAAATTTAACAACTGCTGGTTTACTTCAAACTGCTATAGGAAATGAGACAGCAGAGGGAATAATTGAAGTAGGATGGGGAGGTGATGCTTGGAACGTAAATGCTTGGGGAGAATTACAACCTTTTGAAAATGTTACAGGACAGGCTTTAGCGACCTCAATCGGATCAACTACTATAACTGCTAACGCTGATGTATCAGTTACAGGACAATCAATAACTTCATCAGTAGGAACACAAACTGCTGGTATTTCTTTTGCTACAACAGTTACAGGACAATCTCTAACAACCTCTATCGGCACAGAAGTGGTAGATATTGGTGTTCCAGTAACAGGAATTGCAGCCTCAACATCTTCTGGATCTGTAACTATTGATGATACGTTTTTAATTGGTGAGGGTTGGGGTAGAGATACGTATGGAAATTTAGCTTGGGGTGTAAATTACTCTGCTAAAAATAATACTGGACTTTCATTAACATCATCAATTGGTAGTGAATCTTCTTTCACTGATGTAACAGTATCTGTGACAGGCCAAGCTCTAGGTATGACGTTTGGAGTTTATTCTGTTACGGCTAATGCTGATTTATCTATTACTGTAGCTGAACATACAATGACGAGCTCACTTGGCTCTACATCATTAACACAAACTACTACTGAAACATTAACAGGTCAGTCATTAACAACCTCTGTGGGTAACGCACCAGCAGGATTATTCTTAGATGTACCAGTTACAGGTTCATCATTGACTACATCTCAAGGC